ACTGAAACAGAATATAAGTCGGGAAAAATGACTTGTGATTTCTAATATAAATAGTCGGAAAAGGAAATTATGAAAAAAATGAGATTATTTAAGTTTTGGAACGCAGATGGTGTTGAAAAAGAAAAAGAAGAGATTAGTTTAAAGAAAGCAACACGAGCTGTACAAGGTGATTTTAAAGATAAAATGATAAGTGTTGAATATATCAGTAAAAAGGGCAAAGAGATGTGTCATTCTATAATCATACCAATTGGTAGAAAGTTAAGACAATCAATTTTACAAGAAAAGAGAAGAGAGGCTTTAAAAGCTAAACATGCCAGCCGTTAGTAGAAAAGGTGATACTACAACAACAGGTCACGCTTGTGTAGCTACAACTACACTTGACACACCTGGTCAAGGTAGTGTATTTGCAAATAGTATATTAGTTGCAAGAATAACAGACCCAACAGTATCACACATACACCCGCCTGTGCCGATATGTCCGCCACATGTAGCAAATGTAAATGTTGGTTCGCCAAATGTATTTGTTCATAGTTTAAAAGTAGCTAGAATAGGTGACAGTACAGACGCTGGTGCTTTAACTACTGGTTCTGGTAATGTTTTCGCAAATGGTCCTTAAAGTGTTATAAATATCCGTATGGCAGTTTATGATTCACAAACACAAAGTAAGAGTACAAGAAATTCCAGAAGATTTAGGGATATCGACTTAGACTTTAATAGAAACACAGTTACTAATGATGTAAATGTGGTTGAAGATATTATTGCTATAAAAAGGTCGGTTAGAAACTTAGTTCAAACAAATTTTTATGAGAGACCTTTTCATCCAGAATTAGGTTGTGGTGTTCGTGGTTTACTATTTGAAAACTTTACACCTTTGACTATGATTTATATGAAAAGAAAAATTCAAGAAACTTTAATAAATTATGAACCGAGAATATCTTTAACCTCAGTAAGTGTTGATGATGACCAAGATAAAAACAGATTAGTTGTGGATATTCATTTTAGAATAATTGGTGTTGAAGGACCTCAAGTTGTATCCACTTTTTTACAGAGAATTAGGTAATAAATGTCAAACAAATTAGTAGTATCAGATTTCGATTTTGATTTAGTAAAAAACAATTTAAAAAATTTTTTACAAGGTCAATCACAATTTCAAGATTATGATTTTGAAGGTAGTTCACTTGCAATTCTTTTAGATATTCTATCTTACAATACTCATTACATGGCTTATCTAGCCAACATGGCAACTAACGAGTTATACTTAGATAGTGCCGATATAAGAAATAATATTGTATCATTAGCAAAGATGATTGGTTACACACCATCATCACCTAGAGCACCAAAATCTTCTATTGATATTACAATCAATAACGGTACGGGTACAAGTGTTACTATGAATAAAGGTACTGTATTTACAACAAATGTAAATGATGTATCATATCAATATGTAACAAATTCAGATATTACAACTACACCAGTAGATGGCGTTTACAAATTTTCAGATGTCACTATTTGTGAAGGTTCTCTTGTTACATTTAAATATACCGTTGACAGCACAGATGTTGACCAAAAATTTATTTTACCTAATGTAAATGTTGATACTTCTTCTTTATTAGTAAAAATACAAAATAGTTCAACTGACACAACAACAAGCACTTATTCACTTGCTGGCGGTTATAATAATGTTGACGCAAATTCAAAAGTTTATTTTATACAAGAAGGCCAAGACGGTAAGTTTGAAATTTACTTTGGTGATGATGTAAACGGTAAATCAGTTGCAGATGGTAACATTGTTATATTAGAATACATTGTCACTAATGTTGATGACTCTAATGGAGCTAGTTCATTTACTCTATCAGGTAATATTGGTGGATTTACAGATGTAACAATAGTTACAAATTCAGTTTCACAAGGTGGTTCTTTAGGTGAGAGTAATGCCTCAATTAAACATAACGCACCTTTACAATATGCAGCTCAAGATAGAGCTGTTACAACAACAGACTATGAAAGTTTAGTACAATCAATTTATCCAAATGCATTATCAGTAAGTGCATGGGGTGGTGAAGATGATGAAACGCCAAGATATGGTATTGTAAAAATAGGTATTAAGGCAGCCTCTGGTTCTACATTAACAGAAACAACAAAAGCAGATATTGTTAATAAATTAAAACCATACAATGTCGCTTCAGTAGCACCTCAAATTGTTGACCCCGAAACTACTTCGGTATTATTAACATCAACTGTAAAATACGATTCATCATCAACAACTAAATCTAGTGATACTCTAAAATCGGAAATTACAACAGCTGTTAATAATTACAATACAAATACATTACAAAAGTTCGATTCAGTTTATAGACATTCAAAATTAACTGGTTTGATTGACGCTGTAGATAATAGTATCTTATCTAATATCACAACAGTTAAAATTAGAAAAGAATTTACACCTACAATACTATCATCTAATAAGTATGATATTTATTTTAGAAACTCATTATTTAATCCTCATTCAGGACATAATATGGCAAGTGGTGGTATTTTATCTTCTACAGGTTTTAAAATAGATGGTAATGATAATGAAATGTTTTTTGATGATGATGGTTCTGGAAATGTAAGACTTTATTATCTTTCTTCAGGTATTAGAACATATATTAATAGTACACAAGGTACAATTGATTATACAACAGGTCAAATTACAATTAACTCTTTAAATGTTGCCTCAATATCAAATATCAGAGGTGTAACATCAACTACAATCGAATTAACAGTAACACCAAACTCTAATGATGTTGTTCCTGTTAGAGACCAAATCATAGAAATTGACACTTCTAATTCTCTTATAACTGTAGAATCAGATTCATTTGTAGGAGGTTCCGCTGACGCTGGCGTAGGCTATACGACAACATCAAGTTACTAATGAACAATGGCAAAATTTAATGATAAAATATCCACAATACTTAACAGCCAACTACCAGAATTCGTTGTTGCTGACCACCCAAAGTTTGCCGAATTTCTTAAAGTCTATTATCAACTTTTAGAGTCAGCTGAATTATCAATTGATACTATCGAAGGCACAGATGGTATTTTACTTCAATCAGAAACAGGTCAATCAAACAATCTAGTTTTAAACTCTAGTCGTAAAGATACTGCTAGAACATTATTAGACGCTGGTGATAAATTACTTTTAGAAGAATCTACTTATGGTAAATTTACTAGAAATGAAACTGTTACAGGTCAAACATCAAAAGCAACAGCCATAGTTCTTGTAGAAGACATTACAAACAATAGATTAATAATTACATCACAAGATAAATTTATGTCTGGTGAGGTTATTGTAGGAACAAGTTCAGGCGCTCAAGCAAATATAACAAATTATAAACCTAATCCAGTTAATAACATTGTTGATTTGGTTAATTTTAGGGACCCCGATAATGTCATAAGTTATTTTTTAACAAATATGAGAGATGAGTTTCTAGCAACTCTTCCTGAACAAACAGCAGCTGGTGTAGATAAAAGAAAGTTAATCAAAAATATAAAGTCAATGTACAGAGCAAAAGGTTCTGTTCGTGGCCATGAAATGTTTTTTAGAATATTATTTGGTGAAAATTCTGAAACAATTTATCCTAGAGAACAAATGCTCAAGGCTTCAGATGGTCAATTTGATTCATTAAAAGTATTAAGAGTTATATCCTCAGTAGGAGACCCTAATCAATTAATAGGTAGAACAATTACAGGTGGCACCTCAGGTGCAACAGCTGTCATAGAAAACACATCACAGTTTCAAATAGGTGCTAGTACAGTAACACAATTAATTATAAATGAGGATAGTATTTTAGGTACATTTGTTGTAGGTGAGGAAATAACTGGAACATCAGCAGATACAGATGATTACTTTATTAAAGCAAATATAACAGGTATACCAGGTAATAAAAATATTACAAATGACGGCTCACTTAACTCTCTTACGGATACAATTTCATTAACTGCTGGTGGAGAGGGTGCATTATTTCAAGTAGAAGAGATAGGACCTGGTTCTGTTACAGAAATTGTTATTGATAATGAAGGAACAGGATATGAAATAGGTGACGCATTAACATTTATTAATACAGGTTCTGGTGGTGCTAATGCAGCCGGTTTTGTAAAAGTTGTAAATGGTGGATTTGCAGACCAAAATGGTAGTACAGCAGCTGCTACAGGTGTTGAAGATAGAATTATACTTGAAGAAGAAACAACTAGAGGTGACCCTTATCAAGGTGTAAGAATAGTACAAGAAAAATTTACAGGTCTACAAACAATAGATGAATTGTTTTTAACAAATGGTGGTAATCAATATACATCATTACCTACCGTATCAGTAACTTCATCAACAGGAAGTAATGCAATTATAAAAGCATATGGTGATGATATTGGTAAAATTGTAAAAGTCAAAACTGTAGAAGTAGGTAGAAGTTATGAAGAATCTCCTACGCCACCGACTTTAGGTTTCTTTAATAATGGTATTGTAACAAATGTATCAGGAACATTTCTTGCAACAAATAATATAACAAGTTCATCTGGTGGTTCAGGTACAATTGTTAGTCTTGACGCAGATAGAGGTTTATTAAAAATAAAAGATGTGACAGGTACTTTTGCAATTGATGACACATTAACATCAGCTACATCTGGTACATGTACACTTAAAAAATTAGATATTGCAACTGCTACGGTAGATGTGGTATCTGTGACTGATACAGACGGTGCGTTTATTAGTGAAAGAGGTAAACTTTCAGAAACTACAATGAGAGTGCAAGATAGTTTATACTATCAAGATTATTCTTATGTAATTAAAGTTGGTCAATCAATCGCTAGATGGCGTGACGCATTTAAAAAGACAATGCACACAGCAGGTTTTTATTTTACAGGTCAAGTAGATATTGAATCAAGAATTACTGTAACTGCTGGTGGTCCTGTCAAAGGTGTAACTTCAGGTACAGACGAAACACCATTCTTAACAATTGCAAATACATTATTCTCTACTATATTTGGTAGAAGACTAGGAACAGCAACAGACGGAACATCTCTAAGAGTAAATGCTCATTTAGAAGGAAGTTTAGATGTAAGTAATGACTTTAGGGACCCTTTCTCTTCAAACACTAGAGATTTAACATTATCAAGTCTTCCTTTAGAAATTGATTATTTAAGTAGACCTAGAAATATCATAGTAGATAATTCAGGTGTAAGACATGATGTAAGAAGTGGTTATGCTTACGGTGGTCCTAGATACGCTTCACTAAATAGATATGGTAATACAGCATTTGGCACAACAAGTCCTAATTCATATGCAAATTCATTTAAAAATTTAAACGAGTTAAGAGTAACAGGTACTAAAACTGCTCTTGACGGTCAACCAGTACCTATATTTTTGTTGACTTCCAATGCAGTTGGTAAAACACTTAGTATGAAATATGCGTTTCCTACAGAAGCAGGATTTAACCAAGACTTGTTTAGTAATACATTGACAAAATTTGATAATACAAATAAAACATTTGATGATACAACACCATAAAAACTTTATAAATAGTATAAGAGATAACGGATAAACATGGCAAAACTAATAATAAATCGAGGTAGTACAGCAAACGACGGAAGTGGTGATAACCTCCGTGAGGGTGCTAATAAAGTCAATACAAACTTTAACGAAATCTATACAGCTATAGGTGATGGTACTACAGTTGACGGTACTATTAAAATAGCTGACGATAGTTCTACGGTAATGACCTTATCTGCTAACGGTGAAACTGTTAGATTATTAGGTGGTACTGGTATTTCTTCAACAATTTCAGGTAATAACTTGACATTAGCAGTTGACGGTACAGTTCTTTCTGCCTCTCAAACATCAACTCTTACAAATAAAACTATTAACG